CCCAGACATTCGGCGGCCTCGGACCTTATACTTTAACGACCCATCCCCGCAACGTGCACGGGCGATGTTCACCAACTGCCAAGACAGTAGCCGACCCAGAACTGTACGGTCATTAGGCGACACGGCACCCAGATACACTGAGTGTTCCCACCGCAACGCTGTTTCATGTACATGCTGGTCGAATCGGTTCGCATCTGCCAGTACGGCAACCGGGTCATCAAATGAATCCCAGTGGTCTCGTATAAGTTGTGCCACCTGCACCATATTCATCCCCTTTGTCACCGTAGTATAACCAAACACTCTGTCAATTGCTTGGTATAACGGGTGCTCCATCGGCTTCAAATATCTTCCCACCTCCACATTATACCTAGGGTCACGCGGTTGAATGACTCTAGGGGTTGGATCCGGTTTTGCCTCCATGTCGTAACGCTCCCCCTTCACGAAAGTGGTGAGCATAGCATCTTGACGACACACGGACTTGATCCGCAATGACTCAATAGCGCGTTGATAAGTAGCCTTCTTGCGACCCTTATAACAGTCGACGAATTGCTCGTCCGTTAGGGGGGTGGTCGAGGGAAGGTTCTTTTTCACGCGCGCCTTGAACAACGTCATGCGGTCCCGGAAGAGTTGGTGGGCGGGTTCTGTAGGGGGCGCAAAATCGCGCCCATTATCCTTGCAGTAGAACACCCGCTCCATCACTCCACGCTCCAAATTGACGATATTGGAGTTGAGAAGACCCACGCGACTCTTAGGACACCCTGTGCCCAAGCGATACAGTCGACGTGGCTTAAAGTCAGTCCCTGTCCTCTTAACCACCACATTGGCGTGAACCAGTCGGGTAGGCCTGACGGTTACGCCGGAAAATCGGATAGGGCGACCCTAGTTCGGCCCAGGGCCGAACCAACGCGTCCAAGTGTCGTTAGACATCCACTTGCGCGCGAACTGGGTCCTCCGCTCTTGAGCAATGCGTGACTGGCGCATCTGGCGGGCTTCAATTTCAGCAAGACTCGGGATGAAGCATAGCTCCACGGTCTTGTTTATGTGAGCGGCAATGTGGCTAGGGCGGACCTTTTGCTCACTGGCGCGATTAAAGATCCAGCGACGGACAACTTTGCGCGTGGCTTCGTCATCTTCACTGCAATCAAAATGCGCCTTGGCCTCCTGAACGAGCTCACGCCAGTACGGCGACTGCTCATAGACCCAAGGTCGAACCTGCTCATGGGGAATGTTGATTTCTCCCTCAGCGTCAGGCACGGCAACTGGTTCAAGATCGCGATCAACGGAAACAACGGAATGGGTAGTGTAGGCTTGCACACGCTCGGGAACCAGCGCGTTGATGTCAAACCAAGTGATTACAACGGCTGCCATGAACCCTGTAATTGCAAGAGCAAACAGGACACAATGGGCAAGAGACCAGGGTGCTCCCTTAACCCCATAAATAAATACGTTGAGACCGTATAAGAACGATGCAACGGTGAGTGCAACAACAATGAACGGAAAGGACAAGACAATGGCCTTGGTTGTCCAGCGAACAAGAAATTCGCGATTGTGTAACGCCAAACCGATGAGAACACAGGCCGGAATGGATGCAGCCAAAACTGCAAGAGCATTTGCAACAAGCACATTTCGCACTGCCGGGACAGACAGCGCTACAAGTGCAAGTGCTACAACAACCAGTTTCAGGAACATGGTTGAGGGGTACTTAGACTAAACGCTTAATTTAAAT